ACGTCAATGAACGCTATGCCTGCCCGATTATGCTTATCGGCGAAGAAAAACTGAAAGGAAAATTATCATCACAGCGGAGACTCTCCAGCCGGATCCGCCGCCGCATGGAATTCGGACCCATCAATCAAAATGACATCGCCTATTTTCTCAAGACATCTTTAAACGTGAAGACCGCACCAGACGTGACTTCCGCAATACAGAAGCACTCGAATGGGGACTGGAGACCGGTGTTAACAACGGCAATCGGATTGGAACGCGCTATGAAAGCCAGCAACCTAAAAGATATTACCGTGGAGATGGTGGGCGAAGTTATTAAAAATAACTAGTGAATGGTGAAACGTGAAGAGTGAAATGAAAAAAAACATACCTAAAACCGGCGTGGCCGACATCATGCGCGAGTGGATGAAAGCGCGTGCCGGCAATATTACTGAGCGGCGCTTCACAACGTGCGAAATGGCCGAGGCCCTGGGCGTAATGTTGAAGACATCTGGAGCTCCGGCATTATGGGACGCACGCGCCAAATTGCGCGATGCCTTGAAGGATTTCATTAAGCGCGGCGAAGTCAAGGTGCTTATCTATGCCAAACGCAATCGGCGACAATTTCTCTACGTCCACGACTGGCGCAAGGAACTGAAGGGAAAAATTAACCGCAAATTATTCAAGGCGATGTACGTGTCACAGGACTTTTCCGTCACGGACATCAAACGGCTGACAGGACTGATTGACCGCAACTGGATTGATAAACTTGTGCGCAAACTCAAGAAGGACGGATACATTCAGCAGATACAGCGCCGCCTCTGTGCTCACGGGTCCGGTGTCGAGGCAATCTGGCATATCGTTAACCGAGATAAATTCAACACCGAATTAATGAGGGAAAAGAAATGATGCATCGCTATCAGCAGGAACCAACCTTTATTCCAGGAACGGACTTTCCTTTTGAAGTCATCGAGCGCAAGGGGCCGCCAAAATTGTTGACCGAACGCGAAAAGAAGCAACGGCGCGGCCTGCTGGCGAAGATCCATATCGCAAAACAGCAGATGCAGATTAACGACGGCGAGTACGAGATGATTCTGCGCTCATTCAAAGTGGCCAGCGCCGGAGACATGACCATCGACCAGCTCGAGGGCATGGTTAAGATGCTGAAGCATTACGGCTGGAAACCTTCACCTTCCCTCAATCCCTCCCGTCAAGGGCGGGAAGGACAACTGGTGGCTCTTCGCGCCCGTTGTGTTCAGGCTTCACGGGAAATAACAAACGGCGACAAGCGGCTGGCGGGTCTGGCCGAGAAGATATGCGGTACCTCGCAACTTGTCTGGTGCCACAGCGTGCCGAAACTGGAGAGGCTGCTGGCCGTTTTGGGGAAGATTAAGGGCAGTGAATAGTGAATGGTGAATAGAAAAAGGGAATGCCGAAAAATTAAATATTTAACATGGCTTGATGCCCGGTACGCCTTAGCAAGATGCCAAAGCAGAAGAAGCGGAAAGCGAAATGAACGTAATATATATCGTTGCCACTGTGGATTTTGGCACTTAACCAGTCAACGAAAAAGTAGACGCCATGATGGCAGTTAAAGGGGAGGAAAAGACATAATGAGAAAGAATGATTTAGTCGATACGCCGGAAAATAAATTAAAAGTGCTCTCTGTATTGCAGAACCATGTCGGGGAAATGAACGCTATCAGCATGACTGCTCTTTATGAAGCGGTTTTCAGCCGTCCCTGGAACAATCAGGTTAACGACACGCGTCCGTTACGCAAACTTGTTACTCTGATGCGCGATGACGGTGTCGCGATCTGCTCGGTCCTGTCGAAGGAAATCGGGCGCGGCGGCGGATATTACATAGCCAATTCGAGTTTCGAACAGGAAAAATACCTGCAACGGCTCAAAAGCAAAGCCCTGAAAGAACTGCGGCGTTATGCCAAAATTAAAAAGATTACCCTGCCCAATTTTCTGGGCCAACTCAAAATGGAAACGGAGACAAATTCCTGATGAAGAAGCAAAATAAAAACGTCAAAAGTAACGAATCAGAAATAAAAAAACAGGCGGCGGATATGCTCAACACTATTGCCCGGACACTAGGGACGATTGAACAGGCCACAATCAATTATAACGCCATTGTCGAACCAGTGACGGCCACATACAATCAATTCATGACGGATATGCAGAAGAATCTGGCCGACGAAGAAAAAAAGATTATCAGCCTCATGAAGAAAAACAAGGGCGTTCTGTTTGCGGAAGCGGACGTCGTCAATCTGATACCCGGAAGTCTGATCCGCAACGAAGACGAAAAGGTCACTATCCCGAAAACGGCGCTGCAAGCCTGCAAGGACAATGGTTTTAACGAAGTCATCAAAATAGTTGAATCGCTTGATCGCCCTGCCATTGAGAAGTGGCCGGATGCCAAACTGACGCTGATCGGCGCGGAACGAAAGCCGACAGAGGAGTTCAGTTTCGATCTCAGAAAAACAGTGAATAGTGAAAAGTGAATGGTGTCCCGCGCGCCTAATGGCGCTGGGATAGTTCGCTTTGGGATCCCATTCGGGATCCACAGGCTCACTAAAGTTTGTCACCGATTGCATTAACAACACAGGAGGAAATCATGGCACAGGAGACGAAAGTTAAAATTGAAATAAGTGCAGTAATTAAAGGTAAACAAAATTTATGCGGTAAAGATGGAAAATGTAAGGGCATGGGGAACGCGCATCGGGCCTTGTGCTTATTCAGTCTCGATGAAAACGGCAACGCGGACGGATGTGCTTTCCTTGCTTATGACTTTGAAACGTGCACTTCGAAGTTCGCGCATGTTTTTTCGCTCTTAGCCGTGGCACAAACCGAAACCGAAGTACAGGCGGCATAATAAGGAGGAGATAATCATGCGGAAAATAATCTTCGGTCAACCGATCTGCAACACACCAGCCTGTTGTAATAACGATCAGAACTTTGTGAACAACTGCGCGATAACCGCAATGGTGGAGCGCTGCGGCATGGCCGACGTCAAACACCCGCGCCATATCCAGCGCGCCCTGGCCCGGGTAGATAATAACTGGCTCAAAGTGGCGCTGATCATAGCAGGGCTATCCATCATCATTTGTTACTCCATGTTTATATGGGGCGCGGCATCGAATGCGGTTATCGAAAGCATGCGGGCAGAACATGCCGCCTGGGCGCGGACATTGGAAACTGAAAACGTTGTGGGAAAAGAACAGCGCCTGTTCCGCAAACACGGATATCCGACAGTGATCAACGAACCGGGGAAAGCGCCGTATTACTACAACAAGGCAGGCCAGAGGTGCAGGTTTGTATGAGTCCGGAAATTGAACAGCCGAAAGAAAGGATCTGCGCGACGTGCGAGAATTTCGGATGGAAACCGGACAATCCGAAAGGATTCACCTGGGCATACTGCGAGGCGAAAAAGAAATGGTTCCCGGACAACATTCAAAAACCCGGCGAACGAAAAGGATGCGAGGAATGGACGTAAGAATATTTAATCACACTAAGCAATATGCCTGCACGGAAGTTTTTCGTCTGGATGATCTACAAAATATCGCTCAGGAATTGGAAGATAGTGGTGATATCGACGATCCGATAACCTTCAGCAGAGGACGACAATTACAAAGACAAATGCTGTCAGCTTCACGATCCATTACTAAATTCGTAAAATATCTTGAAGAACAGGAGAAAATAAAATGAAAATATATTTAGCGGCAAGATACAGCAGGCGCGAAGAATTATGCGAATATCGAAAACAGTTACGAGAACTCGGTCACGACGTGCAATCGCGATGGCTGGACGGTAAGCATCAGATTTCTGACACAGGAAAGCCCATTGGCGATCACGGAGAGGCGCTGGTAGAAGAAATTGGAAACGACAACTGGGAAAGGAACTCGGCTCTGCGGGCTAAATTCGCCCGTGATGACTGGGAGGATGTAACCGGAGCAGACGTGGTTATTTCATTCACTGAACCGCCACGCTCGAACGCAAACCGGGGAGGTAGGCACGTCGAGTATGGTGTCGCGCTGGCACTTGGCAAGCGCGTGCTGGTGGTCGGCCACAGGGAAAATATATTTCACTGGCTACCAGTAGTTGAGTTCTTCGAAACATGGAAGGCAGCAAAGGCGTTATTTGCGGCATAAAAATACTGGATTCCCGATCAGGTCGGGAATGACAACGTTGGACCTTGAACGTAGAACATAGAACCACAGGAGTGAAGCGAATGATTATTAACTGCCCATACTGCAAAAAGGAGCTGCATTTTATGGATATTCAAATGTCAAAGGATCTGAATTATGTTTTCAATGCGCTGACGACGCACGATGCCATCAAACGGCACAGCAGTGCGGTCATGGGCTATGTCTGTCTGTTCGGCGTGACGCCGTTTCATCTGAAAGCGCCGAAGTTCCGGCGTATCATGGAAGAGATGGTGAAACTCTTTGACGCCCAGGCGTTTTCCTTCCAGAAGAAAACATACTCTATAAGTCACGCCGGGATCATCGAAGCGCTGGATATCTGCATCAAGAAGAACTTCGGCGAAGTCCTGGAAAATCACAATTACCTGAAGAAAGTTATGATCGGGATATCCGAACGCGAAGGTAAAGGAAAATCCAAACAGGCGGAAAAGGATCTGCGAACCCGCGAAGGGAAAATGCTGACTGGTTATGACAGAACATACTTACGTCCCGATCCGGACGGCGACAAGGAAGATGCCGGTGAAAATTCAATCAATCGTATCTCGCCGAAAACCCGATCCATTGACGATCTGCCTCCGGATACCCGCGCTGGCATTATTGCATTAAAAGAGAAGTTAGGGCTGGATATAGGAAGCATCGGCAAGAGGATGCCCGAATGATAATTCAACTCGCCATCGTATTATTCCCCTGCCTGTCGATTTGGGCTATTTCCACCAAGCGGTACCGAATCGGCTTTGTCTGCGGCCTCTGCGGTCAGCCGTTCTGGATCTACGCGACTTTCACAGCCGGGCAATAGGGAATGTTCCTTATCAGTCTCTGGTTCACGGTGAGTCATTTACGCGGTTTATGGAGGCATCGATAGAATGGACTTCCGGTGTCTTAACACACAATGCAGAAAATTGCTCTTTCATGGAAAGGTTGATCAGGCAAAAATAAAGATTAAGTGTCCTAAGTGTGGTTGTCTGCAAACAATAGAGATACATCAAAAAACACCGGCGAAAAAGATTGCAGCAGTAGAAAAAAGATGGTAAAAAGCATCATGATAAAAGATTTAATTAATTATTATAGACAGCAAAAAACCTTTGATAAAATTATATCCGAGAGTTTTCACTGTAAAGTTATAAAAGTAAACGATGCAGTATACAATAGTTTCTGGAGTTGGTTTTTTACTAAAACAAAAAAGAAGATAATTCTTACACGTAAATAACTGGATTCCCAATCAGGTCGGGAATGACAAAAGTGGTGATGAGGGGGCGAGAAATCGCCCTCTTTTTTTGTCTCTAAAACATGATGTAATTTCAGGTAAATTTTTTAATATAGATTTTTTTTTACGGAAATGCAAATTTTTCTTGACAAAACATTTTTTTTGAATAAAATGTAGCCATCATATAAATGTTCTTTGGTTTAATACACGCGGCTAGACCGCAAATAATTGACCTTCGCTGACTTCTCGCAAGAGGAGAGAGAGCCTAGAGCACCATCGGCGAAGGAAGAGGCTCAAGAAGCCCGGCCCCGGATTAATTTCCGGCGTCGGGCTTTTTTATTTTCACGCAGGAAAAAATATGAAAGCAACTCTTATCCGCATAGAACAATCAGAACAGGGCGCGCTCGGGATTCTTGTTTTTGATGGGAAAATTTTCTGTTTTTTCCTTCAACCTGACGAAAACGATCCCCAGAGATTTCATCTTCCTGCTGGAGATTATATCGCCAGAAGATTTCATGGAACTAAATGGCCCAATACATTTGAGATCGTAAGACCCGGAACCAATGGAGTCGACGGGCATACGGATCTTTTATTCCACGCTGGGAATACCGAGACCGATTCGCGCGGTTGTACTCTACTCGGCGCGACGGTCGGGAAACTAAAAGGTGATCGCGCTGTTTTGAATAGTGGAATGACTTTTCAAGCATTCCTGAATTACACAAAAGAAGTGAATGATTTCGATGTAAGAATCGTCGACTATTATTATTAAACTCCTGTGATGATAGGCGCCGGGCGGGTCGTGCATCTTCACTCGCCACGGGTAACCGCCCGGCGCCACCACAGGATGGAAAAGGTAGAATAAAATGACCATCAAAAGTTCAAACATAAGTTCAAACATAGTAATAATTGCAATTGTGGTTCTCGCGATAAGCGCCGCTGTCTATAGTTGGTATCATAACCCGCTCTCTCTTTTAAAAGCACAATTTTCCAAAGCCGCCCCCATTCCTGCTGCGGCGAAAGTATCTACAACGAGTCTGCCGGTTAAAAACATAATCGTCTACGATAAAAAAGCCATCTCAAAGAAACTCAAACTTCCGGACGAAATTGCCAACGATGATAAAAAGCAGATCACGGCTACGGCGCAGACTCCGGCTACCGATACCACCGGTAAAACAGATATCGTCGCTGTCTTCGATACCGAAAAAAACACAACGGAAATTCAAACCAAACAAGAACCGGTTTCCTTTTTTGCTTTTAAAAATGAAAAGGCCATCGGTATTCGATACGGTTTCAGCGCTACATCTAAAATAAATTATGAGGCTGATATTTATGGCCGATGGGATTTCCTGCGCACAGGCGCTGTCCACTGGGGCATTTACGGCGAGGTTAATTCCCTGGGCGAGGGTAAGGCGATGGTCTCGGCAGAATATCGGTTTTAGTGGAATGATTATGTGGGAATTTTTAAAAAAGTTAACTGACACATCAAACACTTATTCCAGCAACCGTTATGCTTTTTTATTTACGACAATAATATCGAATGTCATTTTCTGGATCCTGTGGGCTGCAATATCCGTCTACTTGGGGAAATTAGCGGAAGTACCAACCGGCGTTTACGTTATTTACGGTCTGGCCAATGGAATAGTAGGCCTCGGAAAGTTCGGGCAGAACATTGCTGAAATTAAAGCGGAGCCCAAACAGTAATGGGCGATATCATCGACAAGGCACAGCAGAATGAAGAGCTTTTTAGAAATAACGCGTTGAGGAAACATTTTGCAGGGCGATCACCCTCGCCCCTCAAGGGCGAGGGAGTTACAAAGCGAAAATGCCGCGGCTGCGGCGAATTGATACCAGAAAAGAGATTAAAAGCGAATCCGGAAGCTGTACGCTGCATAGAGTGTCAGGAGAAGGTTGAAAAAAATGGAGAGAGGTTTTTAGCAAATGATTAAGCAAGGTACGGACCCCATTCGCCTGCGGCTCAGGGATAATTCGCTCAGCAAGTTTCAGTGCGCTGCGCTTCTAAAACTTGGAGACTCATTATGAGTGAACACTGGCAATTGTTTTTAGCGCTTTTAACCGTGATGGGTATATGGGGTGCACTTCTTGTCACTGTATTTCAAATCATGCTCTCCCGGGTGATGAAAGCGCAGACAGAAACTATACAGACCAAAATAGGTGTTATCCAAACTGTCGAAACTAATTGTGCGAGACTAGAACGTGAATTGCTACAACTCAAAGCTGATCTGCCGGAAAAATATGTACGGCGGGAAGACTTCATCCGGTTTGATGTCGGTATTAACGACAAACTCGATAAGTTAAGAGACCTCTTTTTAGAAAAATTGGAAAACTTGGAGAAATAATCATGAACTCAATGGATATGGAAAAGGCGCGGCGGACACAATTACGGTGGTATATTCTCCGCTCTTTGTATGCAGCCCAACCAATGGGAACTTCTGAATTTGTTATCCGTACCGCTGTTGATCCTATTATCCGTGGCGTCACTGAACTAGAGATCCGCAACCAACTTGATTACCTCCAGGAGAGAAGACTTATTGGTATCGAAAGTAATCATCCCGTATGGCATGCCAAAATTAATAATCATGGCATCGACGTCGTGGAATATACCGTTGATTGTGATCCGGGCATCGCCCGTCCGCAGGAGTGGAGTTGATATGCCGCAACGTTCAAAGATCATAACATTGCCAGAAGATGTTCTCGGCGAGCTTAATCAGAAACTTCTGGAGGGAAAATTCTGCGATTACAGCGCGCTGGCTGAATGGCTGCAATCCCAGGGCTTTGATATTTCGCGCTCATCGCTCCATCGCTACGGCCAGAACTTTGAAGAACGGCTGGCGGCAATCACGATGGCCACCGAACAGGCGCGCGCCGTCGCGGATGCGGCCAAAGACGACGACAATAATATGAATGAAGCCCTGATCCGCCTGGTGCAGACCAAAGCCTTTGAAGCGCTGACAGACGCGAAGAACTTCGAGAGTCTGCCGAAGATGGGCGTGATGATCGCTAAACTCAGCAAGGCATCTGTGGATCAAAAGAAGTGGATGGCGGAGATGAGAACCAAAACGAAAGCCGCAGCGGACGACGTGGCAAAAGTCGTCAGAGCTGGCGGCATGTCAGAATCGACAGCCAAAGAGATTCGGCAAAGGATATTAGGGATAGTTTAGTGACCGAAGCAACCGCACAAAAAGATTTTGATCAGGCACGCAGCGCAACAGGGATTCTCTTGCCCTATCAGCAGGGGTGGGTCGCTGATCAGGCCGATGTCAAGGTCTTTGAAAAATCACGGCGTGTCGGCATATCCTGGGCCGAGGCGGCGGACGATACCCTCTATGCTTCCGAAAAGGGATCTGGAGAAAAGCGCAATGTCTGGTACATCGGCTACACCAAAGATATGGCGCTGGAATTCATCAATGACTGCGCCAATTGGGCGCGTGCTTATAACATGGCTGCAACGGCCATCGAAGAATACGAAGAGCCGGACGAGGACGAAAACGGCATTGTCAAAGAACAAAAGATTCTCGCTTACAAAATAACCTTTGAGTCCGGCTGGCGCATTACTGCCTTATCCAGCAGACCGACTAATCTCCGTGGTAAGCAGGGCCGCGTGGTAATCGACGAGGCGGCATTCCATGATGATCTGCCGGGACTTTTAAAAGCAGCAATGGCATTGCTGATGTGGGGTGGGCAGGTTCGCGTTATTTCCACACATAACGGCGACGCCAACGAATTTAATACCCTTGTCCAGGATATTCGGGCGGGTCGCAAACCTTACAGTCTGCATCACATTGACTTCGATGAAGCCCTTGCCGATGGCCTTTACAAACGCATTTGCGAAGTGCTGGGCCGAGAATGGTCGGAGGAAGCCGAGGAGAAGTGGCGAAAAGATATAATCGATTCCTACGGAGACGACGCGGATGAAGAGCTTTTCTGCATACCTGGTCAGGGCACAGGTATTTTCCTCACCCGTGCGCTGATAGAGACCTGCCTGTCGAGAGATATTATCGTTATTCGTCTGGAAAAGCCGACGTCCTTTGCGGAGATGCCCGACGTTCAGCGGAAGTCGGAGATAGAGGCCTGGTGCGAAGATACTCTTCTCCCGCTGCTTTTTCAACTGGATATAAAACGGCGTCATTATGTCGGTGAGGATTTCGGGCGCACAGGTGACTTGTCTGTTTTTATTCCTCTGGCGGAAACGCAAGCGGCGACATTCCGCGCTCTATTCCAACTCGAACTTCGGAATATTCCTTTCCAACAGCAGGAACAAATCTTTTATTTCATTTGCGATCGCTTGCCGTTATTCAGTCACGGCGCGCTGGATGCCAGAGGTAATGGGCAATATCTGGCAGAACGCGCCATGCAGAGATACGGTGCAACACGGATTAGCCAGGTAATGCTTTCCGACGCCTGGTACAGAGATAATATGCCCGCGTATAAAGCGGCGTTTGAAGACAGATCAATCCTCCTGCCGTGGGATGCTGATGTGATCGAGGATCACCGCGCATTCAAAATCATCAAGGGTATTGCCAAACTGCCCGACACTAAAAATAAAGGCCAGGACAAAAAACAACGGCACGGAGATTCGGGAATCGCCGGAACAATGGCGTGGTTTGCAACCAGACAGGAAGGCGTACCTGCCGCGTGTGTTGGGCAGAATCCGGCAAAGCATGAATCGCCGACGGGTCGTGGCGGGATGCCACAGCACAAGGGCGGATTTTTCGGAAGGTTTGGAAATAAGATCACGATAGCGGCGTGATCGGTGAATAGTAAATAGTGAATGGTGAATAGACAATGAGCATTCGTGAAACGATAGCAAAAAAACTGGGCTTTAAGACTGAAACGGATATCCGTGCTGCTGAAGAACTTCTGCGCGTTTCGATGGCGGAGGAAATAAAAGCGACCGTTGCCGCGGCAATTACCAAAGCCAAAATGGATATGCCGATATCGGTGAACGTTGATCCTAAAGGCGAAGGCTATCGCAGTTTATCGGCTGGCGTTGCCACGCGTAATCTGCGACCGGTCGAGCAGGCGCGGATGTTCGAGATCTGCTATTACATGTTCAAGGCCTCGGCGATGTTCAAACGGCTGGCAAAAATAGACAAAGGCTTTCTTTTCTCCGGCCCGATCACTGTTACCTCGACCGATCCGGACGTGCAAAAAATCATCGACCGCTTCTGGAAGGATCCTGAAAACCGCATGGCGCGGAAATTCGCCGACCGTTCAATGTGGCTTTCCATCCTGGGCGAACAATGCTGGCCGGTTGAAGTCAATCAATACAACGGCGCGGTAAGGCTTCTTTACGAAGACCCGGCGCAGATCAAAGAGATATGGGTCAACCCGCTCAACGTCGAGCAGCGCATGCAGGTTGAAATGATGGGAGTCGGCGGTCGCACCGGCAGAAAATACGCCATTATCCGCAAGGATTATAATATCAGTTCCAAAACATACGACCGCCTGGTCGGCGAATGTTTTTTCTGGACGATCAATAACGCGCCGAACGCCTCACGCGGCACCAGCGACTTCTTCCCGCTCGTTGATTGGATAGATTCCCTGGAGCGCTACGGCTACAACTTTCTTGAAAGATCAGAACTCCTGCTTAATTTTGTCTGGGATGTCACTCTTAAGGGCATGAACGCTGATCAAATCCGTGAATGGCAACGTGATAATCCGCCTCCGGAGCCGGGCTCGCAGCGAGCACACAACGAACAGGTGGAATGGGATGCCGTTGCTCCGGATCTGAAAGCTGTAGATTTCAAAAGCGGCTTTGATATGGGCAAAGATTTCGTCATGGGCGCGGCGGGCAGACCGGCAAGCTGGTTCGGGTCCGGCGGCAAGCAGTATCAAACCGAAGCCGATCAGGCCGGGCAGGCTCCCGTTGTGGATCTGGAAGACCGCCAGGAAGACTTAAAAGAAATTTTAATGCAGGTCATCCAGTTCGTGCTTGATCAGGCGGTCATTGCCAAAGTGCTCTCTCCGGAGAAGGCGCAGGCCGGTTTCTCTATCACCATGCCGGAAGTATCGAAGAAGGATCTGGCCAAGTTCGCCAATGTCATGCCGCAACTTACAACCGCGCTGGTGCTGGCCGTAAGCAACAAATTCATCCAGCGGGATACGGCAATTCGGATATTCTCATTCGTTGCCGGTTATCTGGGTTATCAGGTTGACGCTCAGGCGGAAATAGACGCGGCAATGAAAGCGCTGGAAGATAACGCGACGGATTATGAAGCATTATTGGCGGCGGCAGAAAAGAAAAAGAATCCGCCGCCCAGTGAAGAGTGAAGAGTAAAGAGATTTAAGGGTTAAGATTTAAGTTTTAAGTGTCATTCCCGCGTAGGCGGGAATCCAGGATGGGTGCGATGGGTGAATTTGCAAAACTATACGGAAAAGATGACGACCAGATTTTGATTCTGGCCCAAACCGACAAAGATGATTGCCCGGAAGTTAGAGTTTTTTTTCAACCTCCAGGTCTCGGCGTCAGTTCTTTGGCCATTGCTTTAGAAGATACCGACAATGGTTGGAACGCAGCAGAAAAGTTGTTTCAGGAAATGGATGAAGAAAAAGCCAGAAAGATGATCAAGACCGCATGTAAAGAGTGCGGGTTAGAAAATACTGGATTCCCGCCTACGCGGGAATGACAGAGGGAAATATGGCGACAGCTTACGACAAAGAAGTCCAGAAATTAATCGCGAAGGCGGAGAGCATGGGCGACGACCAGGTTGCTCAAGCTATCGCCCGGCTTAATGTCGCCCGCAAGCAAGTTGCGGCCACTGTCGCCAAGACTGACTGGCAGCTTTATCAACTGCCGAAACTCAAAGCGGCGATTGACAGCGCGATGGCTGATTTCGCCACTCAATACGGCAAGGATTTAAAAACCGGCATAAATGATTTTTGGGATTTTGGGCAGGGCATGGTTGATTCAACACTGAATGTGGTCGGGATTTACGCAGTCATCCCGGCTATTGATACAGCAGTGTTAGTGGCTGTGCAGGGTATTTCTAAAAATCTAGTGCAATCCCTGGGCGCGGATGCCGCCGGGAAAATCTATAACGAAATGGCGATGGGTCTGATGGGCCAGAAAACGCCGTTCGAGGTTATGCAGGCGGTCGGCAATAACCTGACCGACAAGGGCATCTTCTCTTCAATCGCCGCGCGGGCGGAAACGATAACGCGGCAGGAATGCGGAATGAT